AAGGCTGCCATACACGCCATGCTCATCGACGAATAGGCGATAGAACTCACGATACTTGTAAGCGATGAGCTGCTTGCTGGCTTTGAACCCAAACCCCATGGCGCCACCGCACCGCAATATGAGCACCGCTTCGTACAGCGAGCGCGCCTCTGCTGCCACATCGTCACCACCCGTTTGGGCTGACGTGAGCGGCGATATGCCAGTTAGCACAGCCACTTGCTCTCCTATCACGCGCAGGTACGCCGGATTTGCCAGGCTGTTCGTGTTCGTGGTGTTACGCATGCCTGACCATAAGCCGTGAGAAACCGCAATCAGGTTGCCTTCATGCTCTATGCATATGCGCTCGAATGCCTCCTCCACCCAGCGGAACGACTGCTCGAGTGACTCCGTCAGGGCGTGGTGCTGAGCGAATACGGCGCGCTGCTGCTTGAACATCATCTGCATGTGCTTTCGCGAGTGCGTCTCGTTGAAATTGGCGTAGTCGAGCATCAAGTGCACCGCTGCGTCGTGTGATTCGCGCCATAGCCAATGGTCCTCACGCTGATCGGTGGCGGATGCGGGATATCGGCTGTTATCCATAGGCTGAGCCTTCTCCACCAGGTACAGAATGTGACTAACCATGACGTAATGTAGCAAGTGGCAAGGATATAGCGCGCGCCCTCCCTCTTTCCAGGCTCCATTTTCCAGAAGTAGCGCGAAAAAGCGTTTGGCTCATAGTCCGCTAGCGCCTCCCGCACCAGTTCCACGAACTGAGGGAACTCAAAGAGCGCTGATTTATTCAAGCGCACCCGTTTCAGCACCACGATGGTCATGTCAGCCACCTCTTCTGCCACGTCCGCTAGCTCCTTCATCTTTGACTCGGGCACCTTGAGGTAAACGTCAGCTTTCGGTGCTCCGGTCACAGCTCCAGGCTTTACCCAGAGACGCCTATGGCGCAGAAACTCTTCAAAGGATTCCACTTGATCACCGAGACTAGCCAGTACTTTTCCCATCGAGCGAGCCATTGAGTCGCACTGTACCGCAACTGCCTCCTTGAACCGCTTGTCAAATTCTTCCTGTGACCACTTGCCATCTTGGAAGAACACCTTGGGTTTCTGCGGGTTGGTGCGCTCCTCTATTTCGGCTTCGATGTCATTGGTGCCAATGATCCGACCGGCTAAACAATCAAAGTACGTGAAATAGGTGAGGTCCTTCACCTGCAATTCACGCCCCAGATAGTTCAAGCCAGACCGCACTGCACCATGCACCTCTTTCGCGATCGTGATAAACGCGGAATCAGGCAGCGCACCAAGCGGCAGCCGGTACACCAATTCTTGCCATTGAGGAACAACGTACGCCAACACATCCCCAAAGGACAGCAGACACATCAGCCGCTCGTATTTTACCCCCGTTCCGCCCAGCTGCACCACCTGCCTAAACCACTCGTACGCGCCGTCAGCATGGACCGCTGGACCAGTCATCTCCAGCCAATCGCTAACGTTACAAAGAGCGAACCCGGCATGCCCTGGACCCAGAGGGAACTGTTCCCGCCACTGGGCCTCCGTCCAATTCGGCACCGCACCAGCGCTCAAGTTACGCGAAGCACTAGCTGCTGCGTGCACAATACGTGCCCACGTCGGATGATTGCACGCCTGTTGCGCTTCGTGCGGCGCTGCTTCACCTAGGCTGCCGAGTAAGTATCGAGCAGCAGAGGCACGCAGCCACCGAACGTTATCCCTATCGCGCAAAATCGCCATCGCTTTGTTCATCACCGCTTCTTCGCTACTAGCCGGTCCAAGAGCAGAGAGCCAGGCTTGTGCGGCCGGCGTCATCTTCAGAACTCCTCTCCCGAACAAGAGCGATCGAATGCGGCTGTGAACCATCTCGTACGAAGTGCAGGGCGACTTTTCAAGACCATGGCGCCTGGAGTACTCATCATTAGCAGAAGTTTGTTCTTCCACCAATTTCATCAGCACCCGGCGCTCGTAGTCTGAGGTCGCCTTCGCACGTGGACTGTCGGCAACGACGTTGATTGGGAGGGAGATCACACTCAATACCTCCAGATCTAACGCCGCCGCCATCTCAGCCGTGTGC